TCTCTGAGCCAGAATCAGTTTGGATTGGTCTATGTCGGCATGGTCAGAAACATGATCCAGTATCACAGATCTGTGCCACTTTTGGTGGCCACAGCTTTCATTCCTGAAAAACGAGCGCCATTTGATACCCCCATCAATTTGGATGGTGACAGATGGAACAATCATGTCGATAATTTGGTGTGGCGTCCAAGATGGTTCGCCGTCAAGTATAACCAGCAATTCAAATGGCCATGTGCCAATCCAATAGATCGTCCCATTCAAGATCTCAAGACTGGAGAAGTCAGCGAGAATTCATATGAATGCGCTATAAGGTACGGTTTGCTCGAGTCCGATGTAGTTTTATCGATACTGAATCGTACGTTTGTATGGCCCACATATCAGCAATTTGCGGTCTTACAAGAATAGACATTACCACGTGTAAAATTTTTTGATTATAATGGAAGGGGGGAAGATATCTCTCCTTTTTTTATTCGATCTGCGAGGTAATGTATGTGACAGAAAGTCAGTATCAAGCCAAGTTGATCAGGAAACTTGAGCGTATGTTTCCTGGATGTATCATATTGAAGAATGATCCAGATGATAGGCAGGGAATGCTCGATCTTACTCTTCTTTATGGTCGTAGATGGGCTTCTCTCGAGGTCAAACGTTCTGCAATTGCTTCAGTTCAACCCAATCAGGATTATTACGTTAGACAGTTGGACGAAATGTCATTTGCAGCTTATATCTATCCCGAGAATGAAGAGGAGGTTTTGATTGCGCTTCAACAAGCACTTGAACCTCCAAGGCGAACACGCCTTCCTAAGCCCAAGCCAGTATCATTGGGTCAACTACACGCCCAATCGTCTAGCTGAACGCTGGACTACTGCGCAGGCTGCAGCTTATGGTATTGCGCAACATGCCTATGCTCAAGCAGAGATTCAAGCCGGGAGGTTATCCAATCACATCGGGACGCTTGGCATCTATATAAATGATGCCATCCGGTATAGGATGACTTGTGAACAGGTTCTTTTTTATTCTGAGAACTGCTTCGGCACTGCTGATGCTATCTCTTTTCGTTATAAGACTCTTCGGATCTTTGACTTGAAGACAGGAGTAATAGCAGGCTCTGTGCATCAACTTGAGATCTATGCTGCTCTATTCTGTCTCGAATACGATAAGGATCCATTCGATATCAACATAGAGCTCCGTATCTATCAAGACAATGAGGTCGTGATCTATGATGCTGATCCGGAAGACATAATGTTCATCATGGAAAAGATTCAGGAATTTGACAGACAGATTAATCAACTAAGACTAGAGGAGGAGTCGTGAGCATAGTTCTCAATGATGATAATTATCTCGAACATTACGGCATACTCCGAAGGTCAGGTAGATATCCTTGGGGGTCTGGCGGATCACAAACTACTCGTAACAGAAGCTTCTTAGATGCAATAGATATGCTGAGAAAAGATGGGATGTCGGATACTGAGATTGCTCGTGGTTTTGGTATTTCGTTGTCTGAACTTCGTGCGGCAAATTCTATTGCTTCAGCTGAACAGAGGCAAACTAAGATTCTCACAGCTCAGAAATTGGCTGATAAAGGAATGTCCAATTCTGAGATTGGTCGTCGTATGGGGATCAATGAATCTTCTGTTCGTTCTCTTCTTGCCCCCGGTGCACTAGATAAAGCTACCGCTAATCTTCGCACAGCTGACATGCTCAAATCTCAGTTTGCAGAAGGTAAGAAGTATCTTGATGTTGGAGCTGGTGTATCGAATCAGCTTGGTATCACGGAAACTCGTTTGAAGAACTCTATCGCTATTCTGCAAGAACAGGGTTATCAAGTTCACAACATCTACGTTCCGCAAGTTAATCAGCCGGGTAAATACACTACCAGGAAAGTTCTGGTTAAGCCTGGTGTTACCAAATCTGAAGTAGATCGTAATCGTCAAGACATAGAATTGATAACGAGTTATTCAGAAGATCATGGTCGTTCATATTTGAAGACTCAGCCTCCTTTGAATGTGAGTTCGAGAAGGCTTGATGTCAAGTACGCCGAAGATGGTGGTGGTAAGCTTGACGGAGTTATTTATGTAAGACCTGGTGTGAAAGATCTTCAAATGGGTAGTGATCATTATGGTCAAGTTCGGATCATGATTGACAATACTCATTTTCTAAAGGGAATGGCCATTTATAAAGATGATCTTCCTGCTGGAAAAGATCTTATATTTCATACGAACAAGTCGAATACAGGTCGCAAGAAAGATGCTTTGAAGGAATTGACGACTGATCCAGATCTTCCGTTTGGATCAATCATCAGGCAAGTTCATGGACCAGACGGCAAAGTGATATCCGCAATGAACATTGTGGGTAGTCCAACCAAACCAGAATCTGGTGTTGAAGGTGGTTGGGATACATGGTCCAAAACTCTTGCTTCGCAATTCTTGGCAAAGCAAAGTCCCAAGTTTGCCAAATCTCAATTGGCTGTGACTTATGAAGATAGAGTCAAAGAGTTTGGCGAGATAAAGAAACTTACCGAGCCAACTGTTCGTAAGAAGCTTTTGGAATCGTTTGCTGATGAAACTGATTCTGCTTCTGTACATCTAGCAGCTGCTGCTATTCCTGGTCAGGCGACAAAGGTAATCTTACCAATTACATCAATGAAGCCTGGTGAAGTTCATGCTCCTAATTTGGCTGACGGAACTCGTGTAGCCTTGGTCAGGTATCCTCATGGTGGGACGTTCGAGATTCCTCAATTGATTGTGAACAATCGTAATCCTGAAGCAAGGAAGTTATTGGGGACAAGTACAAGGGATGCGATTGGTATTCACCATTCAGTTGCTGAACGTCTGTCTGGAGCTGACTTTGACGGGGATACTGTTGTACTTATTCCTAATAACAAGGGAACTGTAAGAAGTACCCCCGCTTTAGAAGGATTGAAAGGATTTGATCCTCATCATTCGTATCCTCCGTATGATGGAATGCGAACCATTGATGGTGGAATCTACAATGCCAAGACCAGGAAAGTAGATTACCATGGTCAGAATCCAATCTCTTCTCGTAAGCAGAATGAAATGGGAAGAGTTTCGAATCTGATCACGGACATGACTGTTCATGGAGCTAAGGCTGATGAACTTGCTCGTGCTGTTCGTCATTCCATGGTTGTCATCGATTCAGAGAAGCATAGCCTTGATTTCAAAGCATCTGAAAGAGATAACGGAATCAAGGAACTGGTGGAAAGATATCAGCAGAAGCCTGGTAAAAGGGCTGGTGGAGCATCGACTCTTCTGTCAAGAGCTGGTGCTAGAGAAGACATTCCTCAAAGAGTCTTGAGGAAACCTGCTCAAGGTGGACCTATCGATCCTGTAACAGGTAAGAAGGTTTACATTGAGACGGGCCGAATGAAACCAGAACGTAAGCAAAGAATTAACCCCGTCACTGGTAAGAAGGAATACTACGAGACGGGTAAGATGATACCAATTATGGAGACTCATGAGCGTCTTGCTGTAACTGAAGATGCAATGAAGCTTCTATCTGGTACGCATGGTACGCCTATCGAAGTTATCTATGCTGAACATTCCAATAGACTCAAGGCTTTGGCTAACGAAGCAAGGAAAGAAACAGTGGGTATCAAGCCCACCAAGAAATCTCCTTCTGCAGCAGCCGCATACAAGAATGAAGTGGCCTCCATCAATGCGAAAGTAAACCTGGCCGAAAAGAATGCGCCCCTTGAAAGACAAGCCCAGTCTATTGCAAATACCACCGTCTCTCAGAAACGGCAGGCACATCCAGGTATGGATCCTGCTGATGTCAAGAAGATCAGGCAGCAAGCACTGACTGAAGCAAGAGCAAGAACTGGTGCAGGAAAGGATGTAATCCGCCTTACTCAAAGTGAATGGGATGCTATTCAAGCTGGTGCTATCAGTCATAACCAGCTAGAGAAAGTAATTAAGCATAGTGATCTTGAGACAGTCAAGAAGCTAGCCACGCCTAAGGTACAGCCTAAGATGTCTAGTGCCAAGACTGTTAGAGCTAAGCAGATGCTTGATTCTGGTTACACCCAGGCTGAAGTAGCAAATGCTTTGGGTGTTGGTCTCACTACACTTAAGACTGCTATCAGTGAGATGTGATGACTGATACTGAACAACCAATAGAGTACATGCTGACAACAGTGGACAATCCATTCAATCCTTTCACACAATGGAATGAATGGCTAGCCTATGACTATAAGCTTGGCTATGATACACCCGGTATGTTAGCGAGGATAGCAAAAGTTTCAAATGATTTGTCTGAACCTGACCAGGCACTGGCTATCCAGCAAGCTATTGATGAAATTGTAAAAGAGAACGTGAGTGGAATGTGGCGAAAAGTTTCAAAAAATTCTTTCGAAAATTTATAAAAATTTTTACTGATAAGAGTGAAAAAATTTTACTGGAAGGGTTCGTTCGATAGGGGTGGGGGGTCGGAAATTTATACCCCCCCTATGCATCGCCCGGCTCCTAAAAATACCCCCGGAGGGACTTTTCCACAAACAAAAGTGAAAGGAAAGTCGCGTGGCTGCGAGGAGAAGGAGGTCAGAAGCTAAGCAATCTCGCCGCAAACCCGCGACAACTCCTGAGGGTCGGGAAAATGAGCTCATTTCAGCGGCCATTGATCTTGCTGAAGAGCAAATTCGAGCGGGTTCGGCGTCATCTCAAGTCATTACTCATTTCCTCAAGCTCGGTTCGAGTCGAGAAAAGCTTGAGCAAGAGCGACTTGATCATGAGAA